GCTTTAACAGCAGCCATGCGCTGGGCTTTTTCAGCGGCGCGAACCTTGAAGCCAAGCTTGAGACGGCGGAAAAGGGCGATATCGGCATCCGGCTGTTCGTCAGCGGCTTTCGCCCGGTGACCGATGCGGCGGCCGTGGTGGGTTCGGTATCCTACCGCGAGAGCTTGCAGGCGGCGCGCGTCTATTCGCCGGAATGGCCGGTGACGCCGGGCGGCTTCATTCCAGCGATGGTATCGACGCGCTATGCGCGCGGCAAAATCCGCATTCCCTATGGCTCGATCTGGACCTATGCGATGGGCGTCGAGCCGCATACGCAACTCGACGGGACTAATTGAAGGAGTTTCGGATGACCGTTTTGAGAATTCTGATTTGTATGTTGTGCTTGGCGGCACCGGCAGAAGCGCAGCAAAGCTTCAGCAATTATCTCAATGGGCTTCCAAGCACCATATTGCCGGGAGCGACGGATAAGCTCTATATTTTACAAGGTTCAACGCCTCGCAGCATTGCGCCGTCGGCATTGATTGGTGCGATATCTGTAATTGGCTATGGTGCCAAATGTGATGGTGTTACCAATGATACGACCGCGTTTAATAACGCATGGTCTGCAGCGGCAGCGGCTGGCGGCGGTCTTATTACTGTGCCGGGTGGCGTGACGTGCCTGGGAAATTTCTCTTTCAGTGGCAACAATGTTACCTTGGCCGGAGCCGGCGTTCAAGGCACAATTCTTAAATCATTTGCTTCCGGCAATTTGATCAGTGTTTCCAATTCCAATTTCTCGCGGATAACCGGATTTAGCTTACAACCCGGTTCATTCGGCTCCGGGGCCGCAATCGCGGAAGCGAACACGGTTGACAATCTCAAGATTGATCATGTCGCCATTGGCGTATTCACCTATGGCGTGCAATGCAACGGCACCGTTGGTGCACAGACATCAGGCAACGATTTTACCGATAACTTCATTCTTAGCAATGGCTCGACGACGACGAGCCTATCCTACACATACTGCAACGATTTTCACATTCTAAATAATCAGTTTGGGCAAGCTTCAGGTGCAGTCACATTTGCTGGCCACGGTGTCCAACTTACGAATTCCAACGCCGGCCAAGTCAAGGGAAATTTCATCTGGCAAAACACGATCGGCATGGAGATCGATTCATCTAATGAAAACTGGGTTTCGGACAACCGCTTTACGCAAAGCCAGCAACAGGGATTTATTGCGAACGGTGCTGTTCGTCTGACGTTCCAGAGCAATCAGCTTTATCAAAATTCGAACGCTTCAGTGGGCGCCGTCGAAAGCGCAAAATTCGTTGGATTGGTCGCGTCGGTCATAAACGGAAATCTGTTCTATGACTGGAGCGGCACCAATCATGTTAACTATCATCTGACGCTCGATGCGACCAGCGGAGATATATCGATTTTAGGTAATTGGTTCGATTCGTTTGTAACCTCCCAGCCCCTGAATATTTCCCCAACTCCATTTGATGTGGTGCTCAAAGGCAATGTGCCGACACAGAATGCCTATACCAATAGTGCCCCTTCAAGCTCATTGCTGAAACATTCTTCCGCAATCGGTCAATATACTGCTTCCACGGCTTCTGGTGTCGGCGGTGCAGGAAGCACGATATTTGTTGGTCTTAGTGGTGCTAATGCAAGCGAGGGTTCTGCCGGGGTGATTCCGATCACAACGGCTGGTATTATCACGTGCTTTACGGTCATTAATGGAACAGCGCCCGGAGCTGGGCAGTCCTTTACCTACAATCTTCGCTACAACTCTGGCGCAACGAGTTTGTCAGGTAGCGCCAGCGGGGCAAGCACATTCCGCACCGATGTTTGCAGCCAAGCGAATGCTCAAGTCGTCAATCCGGGCTCGACAATCGATCTCCAGATTGTCTCAAGTGCAGGCGCGGCGGCATCTCAATTTTGGGCGACGATTACTGAAGATCAGTAAGTCACCACTTTTCAGCGCCAACAAGACAAACAGGCAGAAATGGTGAAGACGTCAAGAGATGAAGCAGAGCGGAAAAAGAAATAATGGCCGGTCTCACCCTCAATCCCGGCGAAAAGGATCTCCGCATTATCGTCGACGTGATCCGCCAATTGACGGAGGGCAAAAACAATGCCACCGGAACCTTCACGCTTACGGCCAATGCCACGACGACGACGGTGGCGGCGCCGAGCTGCACGCCGGCTTCCATCGTCGTGTTGTCGCCGCAGACGCCGGATGCCGGCAATGACGGCGCCACGACCTCGATCGCGCCGGGAAATGCGCAATTCGTGGTGACGCACGCCAATAATGCGCGGGTCGATCGCACCTTCGGCTATGTGGTGTTCGGATGACAGGCCGGTTGTTTCTGCAAAAAGGCGGCGGTGCGGGTCAGGATGGCGAATTCGTCCAGGTCGATGTGAGTGATCTGTCAGGATCATTCGCTGCGTTTCCATCCGGTACCGTCATGCTGTTCCAGCAGACGGCGGCGCCGACGGGCTGGACCAAGATCACCACCTATAACGACGTGGGTTTGCGGGTGGTGTCGGGCACGGCGGGCGCCGTCACCACTAATACCGCATTCTCCACGGTGTTTTCGCAATCGGCGACCGGCGGCCATTCCCTCTCCATTGCCGAACTGGCGGCCCATACGCATTCGGCCCTCGTTACAGGCAGTACCGTTGTTCCTGCTATCCCTTGCGCGAACCAATTGACGACGGGCAATACCGGATCGACCGGCAGCGGCACCGCCCATACTCACACGATCGCGCTGCAGCTCAATTACGTCGACTTGATTCTCGCTAGCAAAAATTGAGGCTTAAAACATGACAAAATACACCATTGTCCCGGCGGATAACATGGTGATCATTGATGGCGAGGCGCATGTGGTCGATTGCGCGGCGGTCGATCCAAAAATTCACGCCATCCAATGGTCCGGAACCGCCGGCTGGATCGAATTCGTCGATGCCGATCCCTATGATGGCCAATGCGATCCGCATCGGCCGCTGACCGATTTCGCGCCCTGGCAGCATCTGATCGACGACTGGACGGCAGCGAAGGCCGCCGCCGCAACGCCGCCGCCAGCGCCGAAACCTGTCGGAGCCGGAGCGCATGTCATTGCAAGCTAGTGAGCTGCGGACCGGCGGCCTGTCCGGCTTCGTCCTCACATTCGAGCATTCCGGCGACACGCTGCCGATGCACGATCACACGGCGGCCGACGTTCACATTACCGTGGTGGCGCGCGGCCGGGTGCGAATTCATGGTCCCACCATCGGGTCGAACGACTATGCGGCCGGCGCGGTGATCGATTTCGAAGCGGGCCATCCGCATGAAATCGTGGCGATCGACGACAATTCCCGCGTCGTCAATATCGTCAAGCAGGCTGTCCGATGAATGAAATCCCGCGTGCCAAGGCCGGTCTTATCTGTCCGCTGCACCGCAAGGCGATGGCGAAGGTCTGCCATACCTGTCCGTTATGGATTCAGATGCGCGGCAAGAATCCCAATACTGGCCAGGAAGCCGACGAATGGAATTGTGCGTTGGCATGGCTGCCGATGCTGTTGGTGGAAAATGCCCAAATTGGGCGCCAAGCCGGCGCGGCGGTGGAAAGCTTTCGCAATGAAATGGTCAGGACCGGAAACCGGATTATTTCGATGGCGAATGAGAAAAAGCAGATGGATAAACCAAGCAGCAATCTTATTGGTGAGCCATTTGTGTGAATCATATTGTCTGCGTCGCGCCCGATCGCATCGCCGAAATCTGGCCTCATGTCCGTCCGTTCATTGAAAACGCTTTCCACAACGGTCGCGGCGACGATGACGCTGAAACCGTTCATCGCGATCTACTCTCCGGCTTCTCGCTGCTGTGGATCGCCTGGGACGAAGCGCAAGCGACGATCGCCGCCGCGGCCACGACCAAGCTGATCGACGTGGCGCGCGGCAAGGTCTGTCTAGTCACCGCATGCGGCGGCAGCGGTATCCAACGATGGGCGCATGGCCTCGCCGCGATCGAAGCGTACGCCAGGGCGGAAGGCTGCCGTTATGTGCGATTCGAGGGGCGCAAAGGTTTCAAGCGCGTGTTTCGCGATTATAGACAGCCTTGGATCGTGCTGGAAAAGCGGCTTTAGGAGATAAATCGTGTCCGGCCAGACCACAACCCAACAGACGCAGCAATCGCAGACCCAGCCGTGGACGCCTGCGATTCCGATGCTCACCAACATCCTCGGGCAGATCGGCCAGGGCAACCTTGCCCCGACCGCCGCACAGACCGGTGCCGTCAATCAGATTGCCGGCGAGGCCGCCGGCACGCCGAGCTTTGCCGGCCAGGGCATCGGCACGGTCAACAATCTGTTCGGATCGAATACCAATCCGCAACAGAACATTCTTTCGAATGCCTACGGCAACGTTTCATCGGCGCTGCGGCCGATGCTCGATCCCGGCTATACCAATCCGATGACCAATCCGAATCTTGGCGCCGCGATGAGCACGCTCAATTCGGATATCACCAATCAGACGGCGGGAGAATTCGCGGCGGCCGGGCGTCCGGTCGGCACCAATGCCGACGCTTCGCAGGCCATCGCGCGGGGTGTCTCGCAGGGCGAAGCCGGCCTGCTGACGAACGAGTTCAACACGCTCACCGGCAATCAGCTTGCCGCCGGCAATCAACTGACCGGCGCGGCCGGCGCCACGGCGGGCGGACTGACGGCACAGCAACAGGCGCAATTGGCGAGCGAGTTGCAGGGCATGCAGGCTTCCGGCGCCATTCCGGGAATGCTGATGCAGCCCGGCATGGCGAACCTTGGCGCGGCCGGCATGCAGGCCGGCTTGCCCTGGATGAATCTGGCGCAGGCCGAAGGCTTGACGGTGCCGATCGCCGGCCTCGGAGCGGAATCGCAGGGGACCGGGACGACGACGCAACAGCAATCGCCGTTCTCGAATATTCTCGGCGGGGCCATGGGAGGGCTGGGATTGCTCGGCGGCACCGGAGCGTTCGGGGCGAGTGGATGGCTGGCGCCGCTGATGCTTTCGGATGAACGCGCCAAGGAAGATATCCGGCCGATCGGGCTGCTATATGACGAGACGCCCGTGTTCTCCTATCGCTACAAAGGCGACGCCACGCCGCGCATCGGACTTATCGCGCAGGATGTCGAGACACGGCGGCCGGATGCGGTGCGCGAGTTCGGCGGCGTCAAGGCGGTCGATTACGGTAAGGCGACCGAACGTGCCCGCATGATCGGCATGCTGGCGGATTTGCAGATGGCAGCATAACGATGCCAATTGACCAAATCCGGGTTTTTCGTCAGGTCCAGACATCGGATGGAAATATTAACATCATCATTGATGATCGTTGGGCGGCTTTGTTTCCAAAAGAAACTGCCGATCAGATTACATTTCTAGTCGAGCATGCGAATCGTGCAATTTCGAAAATAAAAGGTGATTGATGGCAATCGACTGGACGCAGTTCTTCAACCCGTCCGCCTGGGGCTCCTGGGCGCCTGGCCAACAAGGCATTCTCAATCCGGCGGTGGCGGGTGCGCCGAATGCGCCGCAACCATCCGGGGGAATTGTTGGCCCCAGTGCGCCGCCGGCACAGATCGCGGGCGCCAACGCGCCGGGTGCGCCTCCGGTGCCGATGGCAGCGCCGCCCGCGCCAGCCGGTGGTCAAGTTGGCAATATCGGCTATGGCCTCGGCGTCGGGACGAATGGGCCGATTCCGGCAGCGCCGGCTCCGCAGGCCAATCCTTCGACCGGCCAGAACTGGAACGGTCTGTTGCAGAAAGCCGCCTTGATGGCGCAGCCGTTAGGCGGCACTGCGCCGCCGCCGCTGCAAATGGCGAAGCCGGTCGGGCCGGGGCAATTGCCGCCATCGATGGGCTGGAGTGGCGGCAATCCACCTCTCGGAAGCGTACCACTATCCCGTCAGTTCAATCCTGGCATGCTCAACAATAATTGGATGTGAGAAATCGCCATGGCGATGCTCGACATGCTTCAATTGCCAGACGGCTCCTACGGCATGCCGGCGGCGCAGCCGATGGTCGATCCTTACACCGGGCGCGATCCGCGGGAGATTGCGGCGGAACGCCTGCGGCGCTCGATCCGCCGGCCGGCACCGGCGGCGATCGATTATGGCGATTGGCAGAGTGGTGCGGCGCCGGTTCCGTTCACGCCCGGCGGTCCCGGCCTGGCCGATGCCGCAGCGGGCCTAGCAGCGCCGCCTGCCGCGCCCGCGCCGTCGCCCTTGCCGATGCCGGCCGCTGCGCCCGCACCTATGGGCGAGCCTCCTGCGGCGGCTCCAGGGCCGTCCGCGATGCCGCCATGGGAGGGCATGCTCAATGCGCCGCTGCCTGCGGACATCATGGGCGGCGGTTATCCGCGTCCCACGCCCGCTCCGGTACCGTCTCCGGCCGCTCTGCCGCCCGCCTCCGCGCCTGCTTCCGGCCCCATCGAGAAACCGGCATCGGTGCCGCCGACTTCGGTGCTCGGTCGCATGGCTAACGGCATCGGCGACATGCTCAACAATCGGTCCTCGACCCTGCTTGCGCTCGGTGCCGGCCTGATGGGCTCGCAGAATATCGGGCAGGGACTGTCCCGTGGCTTTGCGGCGGCGATCCCGGCGCAGCAGGCCGACATCAAGCAGCAGCAGCAGAACCAGACCGTGGCGGCGTTGATCAAGCGCGGCATGCCGCCGGATGTTGCGCTGGCGGCGGCCGGCAATCCGGCCATCATGCAGCAGATCATCGGGCAGGTGTTCGGCCCGAAAGCCTTGCAGCATGTGACCGTCAAGGATCGCATGGGCAATGAAATCCCGATGGCGTTCGATCCTTCAACCGGCAAATATACGCCGGCCAATACCGGCGGCGCCGCTTCGTCGCTGACGGCCGGTGATCCGACCAAGACCGGGGAGGACTATCTCAAGACGCTCGATCCGCTGACGCAGAACGAGGTCAAGGCATTCGCCGAAGGCCGTGCGCCGGTGACCGCACGCAATCTGCAAACCATGCTGCCGCTGGTGACGCAATACGATCCGAGCTTCGATGCGACGCAATATCCGGTACGGCTGGCTACTCGCAAGAGCTACACCTCGGGCAAGGATTTCCAGGAAACCCAGGCGCTCAACACCGTCGCAGGGCATATGGGTCGCCTCGCTGATGCTGCGGAGGGACTCGGCAATACCGGATTCAAGCCATGGAATTACGTCAAGAATGCCGCCGCGGACATGACGGTCGGGTCACCGGCCTTGGTGAAGTTCCGCAATGATCTGGTGACGACGCAGAACGAACTCGCCAAAGCCTATCATGGCGGCCATGTTTCGGATTCCGCCTATAATGCCTTCAACAAGGCGATCGGCGAAGCCCAGACGCCGGCCGAATTGAAAACCGCGATCGGCGAAATCAGCGGCCTTCTGCAAAGCAAGATCGAAGCGAAGGAATCCGGCTACCGCAGTTCGATGGGCGCCGCGCCGCTGCCATCGGAATTCAAGGCGATCAATGACGAGGCGCGGCATTCGTTCCAGAAGATCGGCGATTGGGCGCATGGGGTGAAACCCGCGGCGGGCGAGGCGCCGGCACGTCCGGCGGCTCCGGC